ATCTGGTAACGTTCTCACATAATCTGATCTAGCCCAAAAAAAGTTTCCACTAACAACTGGTGCATTCACACTCAATCCATCATTTAACGCCACCACTTGATACTGTTGCAATAGCTTGACATTTGTGCACCATTCTGTAATACAGTAATGGTTTAGGATTTCTCGCCAATTAGCCACACTAGGACTGGACTGGGGTATAATGCCTTTTGCATGAATATATAAGCCCAGAAAGTCCTCTTGCATGCTCATTTTGTGTAGATAACTGAGAGTGGATCCCTCAAATATGTTTTCAGTCAGGTCCCTAACTTGCACTTCCTTTACCCAAGGATATCTACAGTGCACATATTCCTTTAATTTATGGCTGAATGTGGTTGTATTATTTGATTGCGTATCCAGGAAATCTGAACCAAACAAGCTGGACCACCAGAGGGGCATGGTCACGCACATGTACACGTCTGCTAACTTATGCAAATTACTTTTTTTAATCAACTGAAGTTGTTGATCCACATTCCATGTCCATGCGCATGCTCGTAAATCTTCTGGAATATACACATGATAAAACACTTTTAAGGGGATCATGCATTATACTAAGGAGGACAGCACTTGCAGTCAAATACATGCATGTAGAACAGCATGATAACAGACAACCCATCCAAAGTAAATATTTACAACGAATTCACCACGTTTTACTATGGTTTGACTTAATTGAAATTACACTTAACATCAATCAAGTAGGAGAGATATCATGCGAGACGACGTAAAACCTGAATGGGAATCACCTTCAGATACCGATGAATTAGATTTAGATCAAACAGAAAACGAAGAAAGAGAACATGCCAGGCAGTATGTGTGTGGGGAAATAACTCGCTATGCTGTGGAGATCCTGGAGTTTTATAGTAAAAAACTGGGCAAGAATAATGCACTTGGTGTAACTATTGAATGTTTTAGTGAATGTTTGGGTAATTTGGTCAGTTTGGTGCATGAAGACCATCAAGCAGAAGTGTTGGAATCCAGTCAACAAGTGATTTATCAAGGATTGATCAATCAACAAGAAACAATAGCAGAACTAGCATATGGGCAGGTGGGGCACGCATAACGTGTGACCCCCAGGAAAATTTAATCTGTTCACCATAAATATCCACACAACAACTTTCTCGTGTGGAGATAATTTATGGTAGAGACCCTCAGTAAGTTTGGCGTTCCCATCAACGGTACCCGAACTGGCCAATTTCAACCCAAGATCAAACATCGCTTTAGAGTGCGTGTGATCAATTTCGGACCCATTGCAGGTGGCCTGGAACTCACCCAACAAGTGGTGACTGCAAACCGCCCTAACGTGAACTTTGAAGAAGGCACAATGCACTCATACAACAGTGTGATGTATTATTCGGGCAAAGCCACATGGCAGGAAACCCAACTGGAAGTTCGAGACGACATCACCAACTCCGTAAGCAAGCTGGTGGGCCACCAACTACAAAAGCAGATGAACTTCTTTGAACAAACAAGTGCAGCAGCAGGCATCAATTACAAATTTACCACCATCATGGAAATCATGGATGGTGGTAATGAAACAGTGTTTGAGCAATGGACTCTGGAAGGTTGTTTCCTCAAGTCAGTTGATTATCAGCAGCTAGATTATTCCAGCAGTGATCCTGTCATGATCAACATGACAATCAGATATGATAATGCCACACTAGCTGACGGACTAATGGAACTGAATCCACAGTTTAGACCTGGCGTTACTATAGCATAAGGTAATACATCCACATGAGTATTTTGGGGGCTATCACCGGTAATGTGACGCAGTCTTTGACTGGTGGGGCCACCACTACTGGCGCAGCAACAGGTAGCAGAGTTTACTACAGGGGCCTGCCCCTCATGTTGCGTAACAACAAGAGAGCCACTGTTGTAAACAAGGCTAATAGGGTCATACAGGCCACACCCCGACATAAATTCATGTTTTATGCCTGCTTTACCCCAGGTGTGGGTGCCAGAGGGCAGAACTTTCAGACTTGGCAGTCTGGCTTTGCATTTCAGATCAGCAAAGTGGATCGTGCAAAGGCCAGCCCCAAGCTGCAAACTCTCAATCAATACAATCGCAAAAGAGTGGTGCACACCAGCATTGATTATCCTGACATAAGTTTGAGCTTGCATGACACTGTGGATGACAGAGTGCTTAGGGTGTGGCGCGACTATCACAAATGGTACTTTGGTGATGGCAGACCTAAATCAGCTGCCACCACATGGAAGTCTGGTGTCATCAAGGGCAGAACGGAATTTCCTGTGAGTAACGGTTGGGGGTTTTCACCACAAGGCGGGGCAAACGGAGATACCAATTTTTTCGACACACTTGATGTATATACATTTTATGGTAAAAAATTCACACAAGTCACATTTTATAATCCCAAGATTGAAAGCATCACGTTTGATTCCATGGACGCATCAGCAATAAGTGAGTTGGCCACTATAGACATGGGTATAAAGCATGAAGGTTTTGTTTATACTCAAGTAGCGGCTCCTGTGAGTGCAAAAGAAGTACAACTGTTTGGGTTAGACATAGGCGATTATTATGAGCCTTCTGATGCATTTGGTGGTGTGAACTCTTTCCTGCTGGATCTGAATGATAATATTGAGAGCACAGTGGACTCACTATTGGGTGGTGTCAGACAAATACCTTTTGTGGGTGGAGTGTTGGCTGGCCTGGGATCTAATGCAATCAGAGCATCAGGTGTAACAGGCTTTCTGCCCAGAGTGGCCAGAGCGTTGGGTGGTACAACATTGAGCAGATGGGGTTCATTCAGATGACAGATTTAATCACAAGAAATTTAAAAGACCAAAGCGGCAACTTGGGTCGCGAGTCAATTGTGGTAAATCAAAATGGCACAAGCCAGTTTGTGGATGCACAAACTGGTCAAGTAGTAAGCAGAAGCATACAGGCAGATGCATACACATTGAATAACTCACCTCTGGACAACAGTTTTCAGATAGATCCTCAAAGTTTTAATGTGAGCAAGGGATTGTGGGAACAACCAGATGTACCCACCACATTGAGCAGAATGTTTGGCGCCATCACAGCGGTGACTGCCAAGGATCAAGGTGTGGGTGCAAACTCACTGTTTCAGGCAGGTGTTGCCAGTGATGCACTTCTGGAAAACATCAATTTTTTCCGAACAGCACACAGCCAGATAGGTGTGAATGATGGTGATCCACGCCCCATTTACCTTAATAACATCATGTTAGCCACTAAGGTTTTAAACCAAACCAGGTAATCACCTAAATATCGGTTGACATGAGCAGCAAATACACACAGGGCTTATTTGTGCCCCAAAATCCACAAAAAATCGTTGGTAACAAGCGTATTCAATATCGCAGTTCATGGGAATTAAGAGTTATGTCCTTTTTGGACAGTCATCCCAACGTGTTAGAGTGGGGTAGTGAATGTTTGCAAATTCCCTATCAAAATCCGCTAACAGGCAAGCATACTGTGTATGTGCCTGATTTTTTGATCAAGTATTCTGATGCATCTGGTAAGACCCGAGTGGAATTGGTGGAAGTAAAGCCCAAGAAGGAAACCTTCATGGAAGCTGCCAAAAGCAAGCGAGACAAGGCCTATGTGTTACTGAATACTGCCAAGTGGCAGGCTGCAAGCATCTGGTGTGCCAAGCACGGTGTGGGATTCAGAATCCTAAATGAAGATGATATTTTTGTAACGCAGAAAGCCAAAAAGAAGTGAGATCATGACCAGATTCGGAAAACTGGAAGACACATTTGGTATTGCTGCACTAGAAGATAGTATCACACCAGAGGGCTTACTGAAACAGGCCCAAGTCCTGGATACAAATTTTAAGCAAGTGGATCCGTCAGAACTACATGACGAAGAAATGGATGAGATAGCTCAATTGGCCATGCAATACGGAAAAACACTACATGACTTGGGTATGAGTGTGGAAGTCAAGCATGCTGGGGAGATATTCAATGCCAGCGGGAACATGCTTAAAATTGCATCAGATGCTCGTAATTCCAAAATGGAAAAAAAACTCAAGCTCATGAAGCTGGAAATGGATCGTATCAAAATGGACAGGACATCACCTGATAAACCTGAGCTGATCAATCAAGATCAGGTAACTGTGCTGGATAGAAACCAGCTGTTGAGTCAGATCAAAGCTTTAAGCCAGACGCCCACTAAATAAGTAACATGGACTGGAACGCAAACATGAAAACTTTTAAACAACGGTTAATGGAAGCACAACGTGAATTCCACTACAGACTCAAGACTGTGGTGGATCTCACAGACGACCGCATGGAAAACTTGGAGCGGCTGCTGGATCGCTACAAATTAATTCGCGTAGGCGCAATACAAAAAGTGGATGGTGATTTGGACACTCTGGAATTTACAGATATGGAGAACTCAAACATTATCTATGTGGACTTTGCTATTGGTGTGCCTGTGAGTGCTTACATTTTGCAACAGGAAATCCGAAGCATACTTAATGTGCCTGAAAAGTTTGTGGTGGTTAGATCAGACAACGAAGCTATTGAAGTGGATTCTGCACGTATTCAGTTATTACAAACCCTGGACAAACTAGCCGCAGATGCTGGGCATGCCCTTGATGCTAGTTTGCTTAGCACTAATCCCCGTTATTTGGATGCAGAACAACCATTGCTTAAAGATGTATTTGGTGACACATACAATAAAAAGTTCCTTAATTATTTGAGTAAAGTGGCCAGCACCAGAACCACAAGTGACTATTTCACACAGGATGACTTTTTAACTGCGGCTCAGCGTGAAGCACATGCAACGCAAATGAATCCTGACATGGACGACTTCAACAAAGCTTATGATACTCCCAAGCCTGTGTACAAAAACAAGTATGAAGATTTACCAGAACCTGTGGAATCCACACTGGTGAACATGACAGGCGGCTTTGATGATGACAGAAAAAGATACTTCAAAGTCAAGAAAAACATTAAAGGTGAAACTGTAGTATACGACATGTTTACTGCGCCTGTGAGAGGAGAGAAATCATGAACACATATGAACTGACTGTGAGCAGTGACCAAGGCAGTAAACTGCACTTGACTATAGCTTATCCACTCGAGATCATGCGTCTGCTGCAATTGAGTGGCATGACACCATCTGATCCTGTTGTGGACACAATAACCACCATGGATGAGCCTGCACAGTCAGATTGTGGATGTGATGACGCACATGTGATGGAACAACAAGCTGAATATGATTATGGTCATGGTGAGGCAGATGATGCAATTGAATTTGACATCAAGAGCTATAAGTTTTCAGGTAAGGCTGACTTGCCTGAGCGGTTGAGCAGTGCAAAGTATGGCTCAAATGCCCTCAAGCAAGAAATGAAGGAAGATGTGGATTATACTGTTATGAAGGCAGCATATGATAAATTCATATTGGAAAATGATAATCAAGCAGGTTTAATAAGTCCTCTGACTAGTACAGATAGAGATGATTTTGATCATGACCCATTGCACAATCAAGATCCAGTAACAGATGGAACTCATAGCCCCATGAGCACTATCAAATTGCAGGATCTACCCAAGTAACATGATTGTGCATCCCCGAAAGTCTATTGTGACACTCAACATAATCTATTATAGACCAGATTATCGCCATGTGTTACAAGAATTTGTGTGGAGCACAGAAGATCAAATACCTGAATTACAGAGAGTGCACAAATTTCTGTTGCACTGGAAGCACAATATTCATGCAGTTATTAAAGAAATACTTTTAGGAGTCAACGACACTCCATTCCGAACATACACAAGTGTGGACGACATTCTCAGATTGCATTAACCCATGAGTATTAACAAATTAAACAGCCCGGGCTATGAGCTTGTAAAAGCACCTCACCAAAAGATCGCGCTAACTGCTAATCAACAATCCGAATTTCTCAAATGCGCATTGGACCCTGTGTACTTCACTAAAAATTATGTATACATCACACATCCCACACAGGGTAAATTGTTATTTGATTTGTTTGACTTTCAAGAGGACATGATCAGAACCTACTCAGACTACAGACAAGTGGTGGCCATGTGCTCTCGCCAGTTGGGGAAAACCACAACTGCTGCTGCATACATGTTATGGTTTGCAATCTTTCAAGAGGATGTTAATGTGTTGATTGCAGGTAATGTGTTTAAAGCTGCTACTGAAATAATGGATCGCGTGAGATTTGCATATGAACACTTGCCGGATTGGTTGAGACCAGGCGGCGTCACATACAATGTGCAAAAGATTGTGTTTGATAATGGTAGCAAGATTGAAAGCACAACCACAACAGCCAGTTCAGGACGCGGCAAGAGCATCAGTTTATTGTTCTGCGACGAGCTAGCATTCGTTAAGAACAAGATTGCAGAAGAGTTTTGGACAGCCATCAGTCCCACATTGGCCACAGGTGGTAAATGCATTGTGTGTTCCACTCCCAACAGTGATGAAGACACATTTGCCCAAATATGGTATGCGGCCAACAATGTGCTGGATGAATATGGTAATGATAGACCAGATGGTGTGGGGGCCAACGGATTCCGGGCATTTAAAGCTGTATGGACCCAGCACCCTGACAGAGACGAAGTATGGGCTGCCAAGGAACGTGCCAAGATTGGTTATGAAAAGTTTGCTAGAGAATACGAACTGCAATTTATCACAGCAGATTCCACATTAATTGACAGCAAGGTGTTGGCCACTCTCACTCATCAAGAACCTTTGTTCAAGACCCAAGAAATCCGGTGGTTTGAACCCATCCAAGCTAATTCAATTTATTTGGTTACTTTGGATCCCTCAGCAGGTGTTGGCCAAGATTATTCAGCTATTCAGGTTTGGAGACTGCCCCAGCTTGTGCAAGTAGCAGAATGGATGCATAACAGAAGCAGCGTGGCCACACAACTAAAGGTGTTGATTCAAATCTGCCAGTACATGGATAAAGAATTGCGCAAAATACCCCAGCATGTGGGAGAACCAGATTTGTTCTGGACCTTTGAAAATAACTCATATGGACAAAGTGTGACAGAACTCTTGAACGAGGTGGGTTTGGATGTGATTCCTGCACAGCTCATGAATGAGCCGTCCCAAGCACACAGTAAGATCAGACGTGGTTTGAACACAAACATGAAAACCAAGGCTCAGGCAGTAACCAAATTGAAAAGTTTGGTGGAAACTAGCAAAATGAAGATACGCAGTAAGTTGTTGATCAGTCAGCTTAAAAACTATGTGAGTAAGGGTGATTCATTTGCAGCCAAAAGTGGAGAACATGATGATTTGGTGAGTGCATTATTGTTGATTGTGAGGATGAGTCAGATAATCAGCAAGTGGGATGATCTCACAGCCGAACACATGAAAGACGATTCATTATGGGACATTGAACAATTGGTGGAACCCATGCCTGTGAGCCTGGGTTGGTGACAAATCCGTTTAAATAACACACACAGATTGAGAATGATCACATGAGCACAGCCCAAATAAATGAAGCCAACTCTTGGATGGCAGAGCAAATATTCAATAAATTGAGTGGCATGGGTCACGTAATTTTCATGTATTGTGATGGAGCCAGGGTATTTGATCCTA